TCGTCATTAGGATATAGGGATAGCGACGAGATCCGAAAGGGTCGCTTGAATGGGTTATATTCTTTCTGTGTTTTGGCTATCTTGGTATTAGATAGACTCGTGTCGATCAATTGCATTTTAGACTCCGATTAATTTTAAAACCTATCAGATTATATGCTTTGACGTATCACCTGACAAGCGATCATAACGGTTATTGCTTGCGGTTTATTGCTTGCTCTTTATTGCTTGCGGCCTGTCGCGTATATATAAATTAAACTTGCGGCCTGACGCATATATAAAATAGATCAAAAAAAAGGGCATGACCCAGGAGGATCACACCCTTAGTCGGCGCTCGGAGCAACGCCTAGAACCCGTCTAGATTCCCCCATTCTTCGGGATGGTCCGATAGAACTTGCATAACTCCCGCTTTCATCGCCGCATCTGGATCGACCATTGGCCGATCACAATGGGTTTTGTATTCATACCCGCAACCATACGCAGCGAATCGCTTCCCCGCGTTTTGGTATCCGATCAACGGCGCGTTCTCGGTCGTGCGATCAATTGCCAGGTGCAAATCATCATGCTCCATGGGCTCGCCGCAATGTCTGCAATTTATGTCCATTTGTTTCTCCGATTGTTTGATGCAAATCGCATCGGCATGTACCACTCTTTCGAGTGGCCATGCGACGATGCGATCTAATCGACTAATACATCGTCAACCCAATGGTGCTTAAGCTTTGCAAAGCGTGGCATGAAAGTAGGCTCGATCTTGCCGATGCTAGGATCGAAGTGGCGAACAATGCCTCCGAGATCATGCATGATATGGGCTCCCGCCATTGGCAGATTACCGAATGGATCTAAGACTTTGATCATGCGATCAAGATCCAATGGGGTTGAGTCCATTGTCTCGAATACGGCAGCGTGTAACATGTCGCCGAACGCGTCATGCCACTCAACAAAGCCAGAATCGTAATCCCCATTATCGGGACTGCCGGTCATAAGCTCGATCACTCTGGCGAATTTATCCATATAGGCATCGGCGGCGTTATCGCCATCGCTGCTCTCGGTGTGCGACGATCGCGCCGCTGAGTCTAGGTCCGTTGTGCTGTACATATGTACCTCCGATTGCACGTTTAAATGACGCGCGTTATTGCGCGGCATGTCCCGATTATAACTCGGATCGCAATCAAAACACAACACCCGATAATACGGGAATGCATGCGTTGATTACCTTGTTAGTGATAGACCGATGATCGAGTAACAAGAAAGCCAACGACTAAGTTAACTGCTATGTTAGTTAACATGTTAGCGAACGCAGGGACTCTATTCGATCCGATCGCAGAATTTCAGATCGAGTTCGTTTTGTGCCCGACCCCCCTAAAATAGGTGTGTCAATCAGTGATCCCATGGAATAACATTCACCACAAACAATCACTTTGAAAAAAAGAATTGGTTAACCTATCCCACCTCAAAGAGTCCGAGATCAAAGAAATGCTCCAACTTCAGCAGCGATTAACCCTAATCGATGCCCAGGAAAAGAGTAGAGACTCCTTTATGGAGTACATCCGATTTATCTGGCCAAACTTTATTGAGGGTGATCACCATCGTGTTGTAGCGGATAAGCTTACGGCGGTGGCCAAGGGGGAAATAAAAAGATTAATTGTAAACATGCCCCCTCGACACACCAAGTCTGAGTTCGCTTCTGTGTACTTTCCTTCTTGGGTTATGGGTCTCAAGCCAGACATGAAGATTATGCAGACAACTCACACTTCGGATTTATCGGTGAGGTTTGGCAGAAAGGTAAGGAACCTTATGGACACGGAGGAATATGCCAATATTTTTCCAAAGGTGACTCTAGCAGCAGATTCCAAAAGTGCGGGTCGATGGGAGACCTCACAGGGTGGGGAGTATTTTGCGGCAGGTGTGGGTGGTGCCATCACGGGTAGGGGTGCAGATTTATTAATCATTGATGATCCTCACTCAGAACAGGACGCATTGAGTCCTAACCTGTTGGAGTCTGCTTATGAATGGTATACCTCTGGTCCAAGACAGCGTCTTCAGCCAGGAGGAACGATTGTTATTGTCATGACCCGCTGGAGTACGTTGGATTTAACGGCCAAGCTGTTGAGCCGACAGACTGAAGTTCACGCAGATCAGTGGGATGTTGTTGAATTACCTGCAATTTTTGAAGATTCAGGCAATGTATTGTGGCCTGAGTTCTGGAAGAAGGAGGAGTTAGAGGGGGTCAAGGCTTCGATTCCTGTGGCTAAGTGGAATGCTCAGTACCAGCAGAACCCCACCTCTGAGGAGGGCGCTATTATTAAGCGCGAATGGTGGAACGTTTGGGAGGATGACTCTCCTCCACCATGTCAGTACGTTATTCAGAGTTATGATACGGCTTTTAGTAAGAAGCAGACTGCTGACTACAGCGCGATTACCACTTGGGGTATTTTTAGTCCAGGTGAGGATAAGGGAGATGCGATCGTATTGCTCAATGCAGAGCGTGGGCGCTGGGACTTTCCAGAGCTAAAGGCCATTGCGATGGAGCAGTATGAGGAGTATGAGCCTGATGTGGTGTTAATTGAGGCCCAAGCCAGTGGAACACCTCTCACCCACGAATTAAGAACCATGGGTGTGCCGGTAACTAACTATCGGCCATCGAGGGGTAATGACAAGATGAGCCGTGTCCATGCAGTCAGCCCTGTATTTGAGGCTGGAATGGTCTGGGCTCCTGATCGAATGTTTGCTGAAGAGGTCATTGAGGAGTGCGCTTCTTTCCCTTTCGGTGAGCACGATGATTATGTAGACTCGATGACACAAGCTATATTAAGATTCAGACAGGGTAATTTCATATCTCTTTATTCTGACGAGGCTGAAGAGGAAATGTACCGACAAAAACGCGTTTATTATTAAGGAGAATACATAATGGCTGCTCCACTTATTGTTGCTGGATTAATTGCTCGACAAGGAATTGCAACGGCACTAAAAAAATATGGTCCCACCGTTGTTAGAAGAGTACAAAAATTATATAAAAACAATACAGAAAAGACCCTAAGAAAAGGTTCTTCTGTCAATCGTTCTAATGTATCGAGTACTGGTGGACGAAATGTCAATCCTCGAACAACTCGAACAGATAGAGGCCAAGGCGCTCAATCAAAAAATCAAGGCGGTGGAGGTGGCGGAGGTCGTTCGGTAAGCCAGAGCGGCCAACGATCTGTAGAGCCTGGCAAGCAGGTTTCGCAATCAGGACCCCGTTCGCTTAAGGCGCAGGCGCAGCGACAAGAAAAATTAGTTGGGTCTGGCACTGGAAAATCTGCAGGCGGAGGTGGGCCAAAAAGAATAACCGACCAATCTCCCAAGCCTAAAAGCAATCTTCGCAGAAATATTATTGGAGCAGGTATTGTTGGAAGTGCTGTTGCCCCATTCTTTATGGGTGATGGTGATGGTAATAATAAGAAGAAGACTGTTGGCAGTACGCCTCAGATGAAAAAAGACCAGCAAATGGTTGATGACATTGCAAGACAAGCGGCTGCAAAGGCCAAGCGGGATGCAGCTAAAGACAAGAAAGGTTCTGGTTCAGGCACTGGATCCAAAACCGAATCTAAGACTTTCCGCGAGCGCAGACTTGCTAGGATGAAGAAGCGTCTTGAGGGTTCTGAGAACGAAGGCAGAAAGAGGCGTTTGAAGAGAAGGATTACTCGGGTTGAAGGTCGTATCGAAGACGCAGAAGATCGTCGCAAGCCTAAAAAGAAAAACATGGGCGGCATGATGAAGTCCAAGATGGCATCCAAGGGTGGCAAGATGGGCGGTAAGATGCCCGCTGGTTATAAGGCTGGCGGCATGGCCAAGAAAGGTTACTCCAAAGGTGGTGTGGCCAAGCAAGGCGCTAACGATCGACTTGACGAGTCCTTGGGTATGCGTAGGGGCAAGGAAAGCACCAAGTCCCAGAGCATGAAGTCTCGCCGTGATGAGAGCCGAGGTTCAAGCAAGAAGTCCACACCACAAAGCGCAGGTGTTGCGAACCGTGGTTGGGGCGCGGTAATGAGGTAACCCTTATGGCTTCTAAAGAAAAAAAAGTCACAAAGGATCAGTTGAAGAATGCTGGATTAACAACTGGTCCTAAAGGGCTGACCAAGTATTTAAATAAATGGAATGAGATAGGTAAAAGACCAAAAGCTTCTAACTTTGGTTCTAAAAAGGAAACAAGCAAAAAGTCAAATAAAAAACTTTTAGATTTTTCCGATTGGCTAGAACAAGCTCCGCAAGATACTTTAGGCCGTATCTTAGGACCTCTTGATCCTGATATCTGGTCTGCTTTTACTAAATCAGGATTTGATAGGCACGGCATTCTTGGGACATTACCTGCTCAAAAACTTTTTAGAGAAAAAGGCTGGATAGATGATGAGTCGGAAGGGGTAAGAAGAGATCGGGTAGTAAGGCAAGCAATAAAAGCCAGAAAAGAAGAAGACAAAAAGAGCAGGGATCAAAAAAGATTAAGAAAGCTTAAAGCCGCAAATCCTAGTTTAATTAAAGAAAGAGTACCAACTTTCAAAAAAGGCGGAATGATCCAAGCCGCAAAAACCATCACCAAGAAGAAGACTGCTTCTCGTAATAAAGCATCAGCGACTAAGTGGGAGACTAAGTGGGGATAAAATAATTGTCTTACCTCCAAAGCAACATCCCGCATTTCAAGGCGTGGGTGAGAAGGGAATACACAGTCAATCACGAAAGATACCATGGCGAGTTTTTACACGCGATGGTGATTGCTGTGACTACGATGCCTACTCGCTGTTTAAGCTTTCAAGTAATCTTTACTGGCTGTGAAGCTGATGATGACGAGGAAATGGAAAACGTTCATGGGGGAGCAATGTGGGCGCGTATGCCAATCACTGCTTTGGTCGGAGATACCCCGTTTGAAGAGTGGCCTGTACCTATGGCCGTACACGATGCCCAGCCGTGGGATTGTTCTTCACACAACCATGCGGTGTATGTATTAGATCGAGCCACACCCTGTCCATGGCTTGCCAAGATCGACGGGGATATGTATCCCGCGAAGTATATGTTTACGGTTGATTACGCAGAGAATGAGATCGCAGATGATCCTGCACAGCACAAACAATCGCATGTTATGGAACTGTTAGACGCAGGTCCGTGGACTGGAAATATTGTGGCATTGCCAAATAATCGTGTTAGGGTGACCCATCCAGCGTGGTTTGAAACTGGGGAAGGTGCGCCTGACTTTAAGCCTTCACAACACATCCATTACAGTAAATCTGATTTGGATTATACATTGGATGTGAATAGAATATTTGACAACCTATACGCAGACAAAGATTAAAAAATGGCTAAAGAAAAAACCATATCTGATGAAGAAAATAGACGTTTAAATCAGCAGCAATTTGACATTGAATATCTTATTGAAATGCAAAACAAAGCTCCTGAAGATCTTCGTTTCGGGGGTCTTTATGGTTTATTGTCTTCTCTTGGATTAAGCGGCCAGGAACCCGACCCTGAATTAAGGGACTCAGAACGTTACCCTGATAAAGCTGTTATTAAGCACATGGGGATGCGTTACCCTTATGAAAATAAACTTGGAAGTTATGCTGGCGCAACTGGAGAATATTATTTACCAGACGCAGACCCACAAGCTTTAAAGGAATTAGCTCTAGTAAGAAGCAATGCTAGGATTGATGAAGAATATGACCCTGATTTTAAAGGACCAGATTATTATCAAAAATCTTATCCGCAACCTGATGAGATTAGAATCTTCCAATCTACTGTTCCAGAGGTTAGAGATGAATTTGGAAAGCGCACAATAAAAAAAGGACCAGGCGGGATAGGTGGTATCAATGATCTTCCAAAATACCTTCAGCATGAATTATCACACAGAGCAACCAGCTTACCATTCATGCAAGATTTGTTAGCAAGTTTAGACCCAGATTCTGAAGAGTATGAAACTTTAGAGCAATTAATAAAAGATGATCATTATTATTTAAAGGCATTAGACGAGAAGTATGGAAGTGGCCCAGGAGATAAGATGATGCAAGAAATGTATCCTGAAGGAACCTTTGATACTCAAAAAAAACTTAGAGAGCTTAGAACTGTTCAAGATACAATTAGAGAATATTTAACCCCAGAGCGTCAGGAAGAATTAGGTGTTAGACTTCCGATACGAGCATCAAAACCAAAAAGTACATTTGAAAAATTGTATGATCAAATTACTGATGTTTTTTAGGATTAATTATGGCTATTGAAAGAGGCGTTGACGAAATTGATATAGATGAGCTGGCAATTGAAGACAACTCCAAGGAAATAGAAATTGGTGTAGAAGAAGAATCTATTACCTCAATGTTTGACGGCCTTGAAGATGAAAACATAGAGACTCTTGAAGACGGCACCATGCTGATTGGTGAGCCCCCTATGGAGCAAATGGATCCCCAAGAAGACTTTTACGCCAATCTTGCAGAAAGCGTTGACGATAGTGAGTTAGGCAGAATTTACAATAGTGCCATGGCTGATGTTCAGTCAGACAAGTCTTCCCGAAAAGAATGGGAGCAGCAGTACAGGGAAGGCCTTGAATACCTCGGCATGAAGTTCGAGGAGCGTTCTGAACCTTTTGAGGGTGCCTCTGGTGTAATTCACCCTCTACTAGCAGAATCAGTAACTCAGTTTCAAGCCCAAGCTTACAAAGAAATGTTGCCTTCGGGTGGACCTGTTCGCGCACAAACTATTGGTTTTGCTACCCCAGGCACCGACTTGCAAGCAGCGCGTGTACAAGAGTACATGAATTATCAAATTACTCAGGTCATGAAAGAGTACGATCCTGAGACTGACCAGTTACTGTTTTATCTTCCCTTGTCAGGCAGCGCATTTAGAAAAGTTCATTTTGATCAATCGTTAAATCGAGCAGTGTCTCGATTTATTCCATCTGAAAAGCTAATTGTTCCTTATGGCGCATCCAGTTTAGAAAATGCAAATCGCATTACTCATGTTATTGATATGTCGATCAATGATGTGAAAAAGATGCAGCAGTCTGGGTTTTATAAAAAAACCGACATGTCTAGTATTTCAAACGACACAATTGATCAGGATGATATACAGGAAGAAATTGATGAGCTTCAAGGTGTCAAACCTTCTAGCAGTAACAATGATGAATGTGAAATCTATGAAATGCACATGGAGTTGGACATTCCTGGTTATGAAGATGTTGATCAGAATGGAGAGCTAACTGGGATTAAACTTCCTTATATTGTTACATTATCTCCTAAACAGTCTTCAGTTCTTTCTATTCGTAGAAATTACGAGCCTAGTGATCCTATGCGAAAGCGCATCGATTACTTTGTTCATTATAAGTTTTTACCAGGCGTGGGCTTTTATGGCTTTGGCTTGACCCACATGATTGGCGGTCTGTCTCGAGGGGCCACCTCAATACTACGTCAGCTAATTGATGCTGGAACTTTAGCTAATTTACCTGGAGGTTTTAAAGCTCGAGGTATTCGTATTAGAGATAGCGATACGCCAATTCAACCTGGAGAGTTTAGAGATATGGATGCGCCAGGAGGGTCACTGCGTGATGCTCTAATGCCGCTTCCATTTAAAGAGCCAAGTGGAACTTTGTTAAATCTTCTTGGCATGTTAGTTGATGCTGGCAAACGATTTGCCTCTATTGCGGATATGCAAGTTGGTGATGGCAATCAAGCAGCTCCAGTAGGAACAACTATTGCACTGCTTGAGCGCGGTAGTCGAGTAATGAGCGCAATCCACAAACGATTGCATTACGCACAAAGAATAGAGTTTGGATTACTGGCTCAAGTCTTTAAGACTTATATGCCTCCAGTTTATCCATACATGACAGCTAATGGTGACCAGTCGGTTAAACAAGCTGACTTTGACGATCGTATAGATATTATTCCGGTATCTGATCCAAACATTTTCTCAATGAGCCAACGTGTGATGATGGCTCAAGAAATGTTACAAATGGTTCAGGCAGCACCAGAGATTCATGGACCCATGGGGATTTATGAAGCATACAGGCGTATGTATGAAGCCATGGGAATTCAGCAAGTTGAGCAGTTATTGCCGCCTCCTCCACCCCCTCCAGCCCCCCTTGGCTGTGCGGAGGAGAACGGCATGTTCGTTACGGGTCAGCCTTATCAACCTTTCCCTGAACAAAACCATGACGCTCATATTGCTTCGCATTTATCTCTTTATGGCACAGCCTTGGCTCAAATGAATCCTCAGATTCAGTCGATTATTCAAAGCCATATCTATGCCCATATTGGTATGAAGGCCCAGCAAATGGCTATGCAAGATCCTGAAGTAATGCAGATGCAACAACAGATGCAGCAAGTACAGCAAATGCCTATGGGTGGTATGGGCGGTATGCCACCACAACCTGGAATGGCACCCCCCATGAATCCTCAGTTACAGCAAATGCAGATGCAAATGCAAAATTTAATTGAGAGTAAGGTTGCTGAGATCTGTGCTCAGTTGATTGAGCAGATTGCGCCAAGCTTTGCACAGCAAGAGCCTAATGATCCTTTAGTTGATTTACGAAGAAAAGAGCTGGATATCAAAGAAGAAGATAATGATCGAAAGGCAAAAGATGCAGATCAGCGTATTGCGCTTGATAGAGAGCGATTAAGAGAGCAAAGCCGATTGACTGAAGAAAGAATAGACTCTGCTGAAGACATTGCTGGTATGAAGGACGAGCGAACCAAAGAGCGTTTGGATCAGCAACGTGAGTTAAAAATGGCAGACATGGCAAGCAAGTCGATGAAGGATATGACCGACACATTTTTTGGGAGAAACAAATGAGTAGTGTAAGACAAAAACGAGCAGCCGTACAAAAAGAAGCTAACAAAATGGAAGAAAAGCTAAGAGTAGACTCAGAATCTCTTGGTAAAAAAATTGATGAGTTAAGAGTAGAAACAGAATCTCTTGGTAAAAAAATTGATGAGCTACTTGAAGAAGAAGTAGCAACCGTAGAAGAAACGCCAAAAGAAAAAAAGGTTGCACCAAAAGAGAAAGCAGCCCCTAAAGTCAAAGCCAAAGCTAAAGTAAAACCTGCAAAGAAATTTAAATAGGAGAACCTAATGGACCCAATCAAACGTCAAACTTCTTTCCCAGATCCCAAGGTTTCTGTGGATAAGTTTAATGTAAAAGATCAAGGCACAGTTGACTATGCCAAGATAGAAGATGTTGCTAACCCAGGCGCACCTAAGCCTTATGGCGCGGGTAAGTCTAGAGGCGGCGGTGCAGCATTGCGCGGCACTAAGTTCGAGGGAATCTTCTAGCAAATGTTTCGCGCTCTTCAAGGCCAACAGGGCCAAACAAGACAAGATCAAGGCTTAGGAATGGTTCGGAATCCAAGTTTGCCTCCTCTTTTAGGTGTAAGTGGCGGGCAATTTGGGCAGTTAGGCAGAGGCCAAGTGTCAGGGCCGTCTTTAGAAGAAGTGTTGTCTCAGCGCGGTTTTAAAATTCCAGAAAAATCTTGGGGCGCACAGCCGGCTATTTCAGTGATGTACAAAGACTCGATTACGGGCAAGATGAAAACTGGTGGCCCTTTTGATGCCGACTACGCTAAATCT